GTTATGGTAATAATCTTCAAGTCGTTCGTGTCGTAGATTCTACTGGTGACCCCCTCATCAAAGCATTAGTAACAGACGGTGAAGGTACATACTTTACTACTGCCGAAACCGTTAAAGCATTCGATTCAAGTGGCACCGTAACAGCAGTCGGAACATCCGTTTCGGGTGAAGCAAATGCAGTCTTCCTCGATGTCACAAGCGGAGCATTCAAACCAGGCGATAAACTTTATCGTCTAAGTGGTTCAGAAGGTTGGTTACCAATTACCACCATCGACCAAGAACTAACCGTAGCAATGGATTACATCACTGGTGGTGGTGTAGTCGCCGCAGGTCTTGAGAAGTACGGACCAACTGGTGAAAATGCATATGAGACACTTAATGTCAAGGCAGCAGATTCTTCATCAATTAAAGACACTGTTGTAATTGGTGAACTTGACACTTCTGCTTCAACTGTTAAGTTCTACGACCCCAATGGTCTAAACTTCGGTGGAACAACTGGTGACCTCAACCTCGTCAGTGGTGATAGAGTTATGACATCAACCGATGACCTACTCTTCCTTTGCCACGGTCAAAATGCAGGTGAAGCAGGTGCCGACCTCACTGGTGACAGCACTGCAACCCCATCAATTAGCATTACCAACGGTTCAGCAGGTGCTAAGAACGCAGTCGATAGTGGTAATGGTGTTCTTATCAAGAATGACGATGACTACGATGCAAGCACTTCGCTTGGAGGTTACAAGTTTGTCGCTAAGTATCCTGGCGCTCTTGGTAACTCAGTCAAAGTAGTAGTAATTACCAACTCAGGTTGGAGCGATTCTACACTATCATCTTATGTCGCACAATTCGATAGTGCGCCACTAGACACCGATGTTCACATTCTTGTTCTCGATAGCACTGGTGACTGGACTGGTACAGCAGGTGAAGTCATTGAAAAATGGGCTGACCTTTCACTTACTGTTGGTGCAAAGCGTGACGATGGTACAAGCAAGTACTGGAAAGAAGTACTCAACCAACAGTCTGCTTACTTGTGGGCAGGTGGTGATACAACCGCAGTAGACACTGCCGGTCAATTCCAACTTTCAAACGGTGTAGACGGAAACAGCACTGTTGCCGATTCTGACCGTCAAACTGGTTGGGACTTGTTTGAAGATGCTGAAACAGTTGATGTTTCACTTCTACTTGCAGGTGGTGCAGAAGGTACACTCAGTAAGTACATCATCGATATCGCTGATGCTCGAAAAGACTGTGTGGCATTCGTTTCACCCGCAAAGAGTGCCGTTGTCGGTGTTCTAAACCCAACAACTGCACAACAAAATGTTGTTGCTTATCGAGATGGTACTGGTGACTACACTAGTAACAATGTCAATAAGTCTTCGTCATATGCAGTGATGGATAGTGGTTGGAAGTATCAGTACGATGCTTACAACGATGTTTTCCGTTACATTCCGCTAAACGGAGATATTGCCGGTCTTTGTGTCCGAACAGACACACAGCAAGACCCTTGGTGGTCACCTGCTGGATTCAATCGTGGTCAAATCCGCGATGTCGTCAAGTTGGCACTTAACCCAAGAAAGGCACACCGAGATAACCTATACAAAGCAGGTGTTAACCCTGTAGTCGCCTTCCCCGGCGAAGGTACAGTTCTCTTCGGTGATAAGACAATGCAATCCAAGCCAAGTGCATTCGACCGAATTAATGTTCGCCGTCTGTTCATCGTGCTTGAGAAAGCAATTGCAACTGCCGCTAAATTCTCTCTCTTCGAATTCAATGATTCATTCACTCGCGCCCAATTCAAAGCGATGATTGAACCATTCTTGCGTGATGTACAGTCACGAAGAGGTCTAACAGACTTTAAGGTTGTTTGTGACGAATCAAACAATACCGGTGAAGTCATTGATAGTAACCGATTCGTTGCTGATATTTACATCAAGCCTGCTCGTTCGATTAACTTCATTCAGTTGAACTTTATCGCAACACGAACAGGTGTATCGTTCGAGGAAATTGCAAACTAAAAATTTAAGTAATGGGGTGGGTATCCTTCGGGATGCCCACCTACATACTTAAGTAATCTCGATAAGATTCTCAACAAGGAGTTAACTACAATGCGTATTGACGATTTCAAAAATGCCTTAGCGGGTGGCGGTTCAAGAGGAAACCTCTTCCGTTGTCGCACCACTTTCCCAACAGGAATTGGTACTGCCTCAGGATTTGAGAACGCTGGCCGTTCTGTCGAATTCATGGCGAAGAGTGCTTCGATTCCTGCGTCCGCAGTCGCACCAGTCGAAGTTCAATATCGTGGAAGAACACTTAAGATTCCAGGCGATAGAACATTCGAAGATTGGACTGTGAACATCTACAATGATACCAACTTTAACATTCGTGACTCATTCGAATCATGGATGAACCTTATGAAGTCCCACTCTGGAAATGTCGGTCCAACTCGTCTTGCAGATATGATGCAAGATACTTTCGTTGACCAACTCGACAGAGAAGGCAATGTAATCAAGACATATCAGTTCGTTGATTGTTTCCCAAGTGCCCTTGGTGCTATGGATTTGGCCGCTGACTCAGCAGATGTACAGTCATTTGATGTGACATTCACATATCAATACTGGACAACTGATGTCGGTGGTAATCTCCGTGCTACCACTGACCGGGCCAGAGGGTGAACTGATATAACATTTGAAAACTTTTAGTATGGAGGTATCTTATGCCCTTTGACTTATTTGGCATTCAATTTGGTAGAACGAAGAAAGAGGCTGAAGAGCAAGCGAAAGCACCATCCTTTGTGTATCCTGACACTCAGGATGGTGCTATCACAGTTGAGACTTCAGGCGCTCACTTCGGTCAATATACCATTGACTTTGACGGACAACTAAGAAACGATATTGAAATTATCGGTAAGTATCGTGATATGGCATTGCACCCCGAGTGTGAAATGGCCATTGACGATATCGTAAACGAATCTGTGGTTCATGATGAATCTGCATCACCCGTAGATATCGTATTGGACGAAGTAGATATTTCAAAATCTATTAAGAAGAAAATCGAACAGGAGTTTGATACTATTCTTCGCTTGTTGAGATTTAACATGCGTGGGTCTGAGATTTTTAGACGATGGTATATTGACGGTAAACTATACCACCACCTAATTCCTCACGAACAAAAAACAAAAGGTCTTGCCGAGATTAGACCAGTTGACCCAATCATGATTCGTAAGGTTCGTGAAATCAATAAAGAAGTTGACCAGAAAACTGGCAAAGAAATGGTTAAGGGTATTCAAGAATACTATGTGTTTAATGATAAAGGTCAAAAACACTACCAAGAATTGCTAGGTCTAAAGATTGCACCAGATGCAATTTCATATGTACACTCTGGTTTGTATGATGCTAGTGGCACTAGAATTATTGGAAACCTCCATAAAGCAATTAAACCACTTAACCAACTTCGTATGCTCGAAGATGCTGTAGTTATCTACAGATTGTCAAGAGCGCCTGAACGAAGAATTTTCTACATTGATGTTGGTTCACTTCCCAAGACAAAAGCGGAACAATATCTTCGTGACATTATGAATCGCTACCGAAACAAACTTGTATACGATGCAAGCACAGGTGAGATTCGTGATGATAAGAAGTTTATGTCCATGCTTGAAGATTTCTGGCTTCCCCGTCGTGAAGGTGGTCGAGGTACTGAGATTTCTACTCTTGACGGTGGACAAACACTCGGTGAAATTGAAGATGTTAATTACTTCCAGAAGAAACTATACAAGTCCTTAAATGTTCCATCATCAAGATTGGAAGCAGACAATGGTTTCAACATGGGTAGGGCATCTGAAATTACAAGAGATGAACTTAAATTCAGTAAGTTTGTTTATAGATTGCGTCAGCAATTCTCTACTCTGTTCTTAAATATCTTGCGTGTACAATTAGTTCTTCGCAATATAATTAAACCAGAAGACTGGGATTCAATGGAACAAGACATTCGTTTTGAATTTGTTTCAGACTCTCACTTCACTGAACTTAAGAATGCCGAACTTCTTTCCGAAAGACTGGACTTACTATCCAGTGCGGAAAGTTATGTTGGTACATACTTCTCACAGGAATGGGTAGCAAAGAATGTTCTACACATGACTGACCATGACATCAAGGAAGAAGAAAAGAAAATTCGTAAAGAGAAATCAAGTGGTGACTTTGTATCTGATGACGATGAAGCATTCGGTCAAGAATACGCAAACTCATTCTAGGAGATAACACATGGGAGTCGTAAAAACACTTAGAGGAAAAGGTGGTCGAAAAGATGATGCCGAAGGCCGCAAAGAAGTTACAATTCGAACTAAACTAAGTTCGACGGCCTCTAAAGGTAGTGGAAGCAGTGGTCATGTGATTATCTCTAATGGTAGTATCGCAAATGTCCGAAATAAAGATGGAGCATCAAAAACAGAAGTTATGGATGCTGACAATAAACCAAATAAAGTCACCAAAATTCGGTTTGAATATGACCCACCATCGACTACTGACCTTGGTGGTAGTTCTTCTGGGGTTTTATTGACTTTCTGCGAAAATTCTGCCGGTGACAACCCAGTTGTATTTTGGGTTCTTGGTGGGAAAAAATCAATGACAAAAGTTGACTTACCATGTCCCTTCACTTCACCATATGACGAACTACATATTAGAGCAGAAGGATATGGTCCCTTAGCCTTGGCAGGAGGCAAAGGTGGTGGAACCACCGAAGGATCCACATTTACAGCAACTGTCGATGTCACATTGTCTAAATGACTATATAAAGAGTAAATTGGAGAAATAAACATGTCATTTTTCACACAAGTTCAAAGAAATAATGCAAAAGAATGTATTGTCAATGTCGTCATCAACGATGATGAGGGGTTTGCAATTACCGGTGGTTTAATTGTAGATACCGGTTCTGACAACAGTGGTGTCTCGGTTCCCTTGGTTACTGGATACAGAACCGAAAATCAAGGTGGAACAATCACAAAGCATTATTTTGAAAACACAGCAACTCAAAGTCCTTGGCCATCTCGTCGTATCATGAGAATCGATTGGGGAAATGCTAAACAAAGCACCGGAATTACAGTTACGGCGGTAACTGAAAATGGTAATGAACAACTGTTTTCAGTCAATCAGTCAGGTACTACCGATTACAGTGACATTGGTGGACTCACCCCAGATACACTCACTGGGGAAACTTTTGGAATTTATGTTTCTGGAACAGACACCGGTGGTGACCGAAACATTACCATTACTTTTGCACACGACCAACCATTTAGTTAAACTTTAAAGGAACCAATTATGTCTACAGAAAAAATGCTTGATGCCCTAATGAGCGGCAACAATCTAGAATTCAAAAACGAATTCCACAATGCAATGAACAATGTCATTTCAACTCGTCTTGCTGAAAAGAAGGCTGAGATGGCAGATGCTCTTGCAAACGGTGTTGTTGTCGAAGAAGACGAACAACTAGACGAATACATCAAATCAGACGGCACTCGTCGTCGTTGTGCAGGTGGCGATGGTCGCCGCAAAGGTGTTAAAGTCGCTGAAGAAGATGATGTTGAAGTCGATGAAGGTAACGCAGAAGAATACGAAAAGTTCTTCCGTGCTGCCCTTAAGAAGTTTGGTGTAGAATCACCTGCTGACTTTAAGTCTGAAGAAGAAAAGAAGAAGTTCTTCGACTATGTTGACAAGGAATACAAGGCCGATAAAGAGGAAGATTGATGAAAACCTTTCGGGACATCCAACGCACTCTAGAAGAAAATCTAGAGTTTGAATATATTTTCATCGACGAAAATGTTGATGATATTATGTCCATTAAAGAAGAAGAGGAACCACCCACAGAGGAACCCGAAGAAGGTGATGAAGAAGAAAAAGAAGAACCAGAAAAGGCCGAAGAAGAAGAAGAACCAACACCAGTTAATTTGATGAAAGATGTTCTTAACATCTCCAAAACTAGAGAAATGCAAAATCTGAAACTGGGTGATGGTGTAGAGGTGAAAATTGATGCGATTACCGCAGACAAGATTCTAGATGTATATGGTAACTTAAATGATGAGAACCGACTCAAGTTTATTGAGTTATTGGGTAAAGAAGAGGCAACTCATAAAAAAGCATTAGTCTTTGTTTTCAAGCAAACCGCAGACTAAATAATGTCAAAGGAGAACTATAATGCCAGCAGGGAAATACGATATTACTGCCGAGCAAGGCTCGACCTTTGGTTTGAATATGAACTACAAGGACGACGACGATAATCCAATCACTCTAGCAGGATACAATGCTAGAATGCAAGTTCGAAGAAGTCATAACAATTCAGTAATGCTTTTGTCGGGTGATGCCCACTCCCCATCAGGAACAAATATTACACTCACCGTAGAAGACTCTGGTGCCGCTTTACCCACAGGGAATGTTAAAGTTGATATTTTAGCGAGTACGCTTTCGACCGTACCCGCCGGTAATCATGTATATGACATCGAACTGGTTTCTGGTAATTCGGTAACTCGTCTTCTTGAAGGTAGATTTATCGTAACACCAGAGGTCACTAGATGAGTTTCAAAGTATTAATCACATCCACTACTAGCAACGGTGTTCATGTTGTCGAAACAGACAACCGTGTGATTATCAATCAACCCGCAGGTGTTGGTGCCCAAGGACCACAAGGAGATACCGGACCTACCGGACCGG